CCTTGTTTTGATTTTGGAACTTTTAATTGTTTAATAGCTTGTAATTTAGCATCATAAAGGCTATCACCTTTTACTATAATCTTTTTTCTGTTGTAAATTGCGATAAATTCTGTTGCTTCATTAACACTTTCTTTGAAATCAAATTTTCTAACAAATTTAACAAAATCTTCAGCGCTCTTTGTTTTTTTCAATCCGTCAGCAATATGAGGTGGAAGGTAATTGTTAAAATACTTTTTAATAAATTGTTCAAATTCTCCTGGTGTATGCCATTTTGGTTGATTTCTATGCCATAACATTTTATAGATAATATCTTGTTTTCTTGTTGGAAGTGAATAAATCTTTGGTTTGCCTTCATTCAAAATATCTCTAATGACTTTTCTTAATTTTTGTTCGTTCATAGATTCATTAACTCTAACCACATCTGAAAATCTAATTTCGTGTTCTCTACCATTTTCATCATCTCCAATTATAGATTGAGTTTTATAATCTCCATCTTCCCAACTTAACCAACCCGGTCTAATATCTAAATCTAATCCTACTGGGTTACCTTTTTGTGCTAATTTATTGTATTTATTAGCATCTCGTTTAGATATTTTGAAGTTTCCTTCCTTTACTGTAATCTCTTTTTTCAATCTACTCTTTTCGGCTCTACCTCTATTAGTAGATTCCTTTTCAAATCCCACGATTTTTCCTCCCTTATGTGAAGCATCTTTTCCATCTCCGTTACCGTAAGTACCTTTTTGTCTGTTATACTTATTTAATTCTGCTCTATATTTTTTTGCTTTTGTAGATGAACCATATTTTTTGTATTCTGCTTTGTAATCTCTCTTTTTAGTTTCATTTACGGATTCTAATTCTGTACCAGTACGATAGGTTTTATACGGATATCCTCTTTGATAATTTATAGTAGCCTGTATTGCTTGGTTTATTTTTAACTTGCGTCGTTTATATGCATAAAAATACTCAGCTGCAACATTAGCCAAGTCTTTAGGAAAATATCTATTCTTAGATGTTATATGAGATGCTACATTATCTATGTCACTACTGGTTAATTTTTTTCTAAATTTTTTATCTAAATCTTTAAATGTAGATGTAATATTTCTTCTTAAAGGTGAATTTTTTATTCTTTTTTCATTTACGGATTCTAATTCTGTACCAGTTCTCCAAGCAAAACCTGATTCCCATTTCCATAAACTACCTTGTTTTTTAATATATTTTTCTTTTGCTAACTGTTTAAATGCCTTTGATAATTGACTTGAACTTGGATTTCCATTATCTCTGTATATTTTTTTTATATGAGACTTAGATGGAAGTTCACCTTTTTTCTTTATTAATTGGTTTATGTATTGGTTTGGAATATTACCTGGTCTAAACATATCCTGCCAAAATTCAGTTGCTCCCTCTTTTATATCACTTTTACCCGAAAGTTTATATCCTAAGACTTCAGCATTCTTTTTTCGTTGGTCATTCCACTCATCGGTGAATCCACCATCGTATTTTTCAAGTTCTTCTCTTACCATATCACTAAGATAGGCTGATAATCTTGATTTATATTCGTCCATAGGTTCTTCCTCATGTTTCACCCAAACTGGGTGTTCTTCACCACTATAAGGTCAAGTATGGTGACCAGGTTTCATTTTAACTTACTACTTTATTTATCACTCTTAAAAATTGAGTATAAACATACCCATAATATTCTTGATCCATTCCACCTTCAGCATCAAACTTTTTACTCAATTTTTCTAATTGCTTAACTGCAGTTTTTCTATTTCCAAGTAAATATCTTGTCATTACATCTGCCAATTCATTCTTAACACCTTCTGTAATGGGTTCTTTAGTTTCTTCAAGACGATATTCACGCCATTTTTTATTCATTTCGTATATTTGTCTATCTTTCATTTTTATAGTCCCTTTTTAACTAATCTAACATATCTCATTAGTTCATTTGGTTCAATACCAAGTGCATTAACTACTTGACCGAGAATAGCACCTGTTCGTTTTCTGTTTAATTTAGCACCTTGAACTGCACCGATAAATTTACCCATGTATCGTTTTACTTGTGCAGGAATTGGAGCGTCAAATGCATCACCATCTTCCGTAATCATTTCTCTAATCATTTCTCTTAACTGTGATTCAGTCAGTTTGGTTATCCTATTTTCAACAATACCACCATAAGCAGTTTTATTCTTTTTCTTTAATTCTTTATCTAACTGTTTAAGTTTATTAGAATCAATAGCAAATCTTAACTCTAAAAATGTACCTCCTACAAGATGTGCTTTCATATTCTTAACACCATATTTTCTAATAATTGGAATAGCAGTTTTAGTCATAAACTTTTTATTTCCACTAAGAGTGTGCATTTTTACTGATTCATTTAATTTCATTACTATTCTCCTCTAATAATATCGTTAATTATAAATTCTACTTTACAGTATTTACCACAAGTTCTACCATCTTCTACTTTATCTACACCCTCTTTAAGTGGATATAGAAATGCACCGTGTGTACTTGGATTACTAACAAAATCAAATGCAATTAACTCAAAATCATCACCCACTTGTTGTCCTTCACCTTCTTTAAGTGGTTCCACTGAACCCATACCTCTTGATGATATACCTAATTTGATTCCCGCCTTAAATAATTCTGTTAGAATGTTTCCACTTGGAGTCCCCAATACTTCTACTGTTCCAACAAGGTTAGCTCCTTCCCAATGCATTTCTGTGACATTATGAGATACATTTTGTAAATTTACCACGGATGATTCTGGATGGTCTAATTCACCCATTGCCCGTTTTTGATTAATAAACCCTTCGGAATATTTCTTTGCTTCTCGTGCGAGGATTTTACCAGGATATACACGTCCATTCTGGTTTTTAGCGTCTGCTCTCTGTAATACTCCGTGTACGATTAATCTGCCCTGGTTAGTTTTTAGTGATTCGTTTATTTGTTCTCTACTTACCGAAAATGGTAAATAATCTACAATTAGCTGCTTAGCCATTTATATTCTCCTGTTGATAAGTCTATCATGTAATTCTGCAAATTTGTAACTTGGTTTTTTTGATTTCTTTATGGATTCATTTTTAGCCATAAATTTTTTGTTTCCAAATTTATCAATCTGTTTCTTCGCATCTTTCATATTTGACGCAGATTTTTGTAACGCTGGTATAATAAGTGGAAGTCCATCCTTTCTATTCTGACGTTTTATTTCATATCCTCTATATTTTGTTTCGTTCATGGATTCACCAATACCTTCTTCCATAAATTTCTTATATTCTTTAGAGCCGGGGAACATTCCCTTCTTAATCGCTTGTATGTGTTTATCTTTTTTCTTTGGGTCTTCTTTTTTCTTTTCTTTCTTCTTAACTGCTTTGCCTGTAGCAGCATCTACTTCATAATCTTTTTTGCTTAATTTTTTTCTGGTATCGGCTTGTTTTTCTTGAGATTTTTTAACTGATTTAGCTTTATCACTAGCGGGATGATCTTTGATATATTGAGCTTGATCTTTTACACTCTTTTCACTCCACCAATCTTCTTTAAATATAGTTTTCATTTTTAACACATTATTTCTCCACTTTCATAAAATCATATTCTTGATTTTTATATTGTTGTTCAAATTCATCTACATAATCTTTTGCCAACATAATTCTTTGTCGTTTGGGAAATATATCTCTTGCATTTCCACCAAAGTCTTTTACGTATTTATTTGCACCATCATTAACAAGATATATGAATCCTTTTGATGCTAATGATTTATTATATTTACCGTTTTGTTTCTTTTTAGATAAATTCTTTAGTATAGGAATATATGTACCATTATATAATTGAGAATCATTGTCAATATAGAGTTTTAATTCTTCCATTTCACCGGAAAGACTACGTTCAGTTAGTAACTGAATTTCTTCTTTGATTATTCTTCTTAATTGTGTTTTAGTTATTTTCATTCTGATTTTCCCATCATTATTGTATGTCGTAGTTCTTCAAGTTTTTTGATCCACTTACTTAATGAATCAATCATATAATTCTTACTTATATCTTTGTTTTGTATTTCAGTGTGCCATCTTTTTAGTAAAGTAGAAATACTAAACAAAGAGTCCAAATAGGACTGTTTGTTTTCTGTAAAGGGCATTTTAGACCTTAATACATCTTCCCAATACGATTTGATAATTTCACCAATTTTTCACTAATCTTGCCCATGGCTTTATGAGTGTTTTTCCAGTAGCTTCTGGAATCCACGGATAATTCATTCTTAAGCTTGACGTTCATCTTAACCAGTTTATCTAACTCATTTAATTTATCACGGACTTCTTTCATTGACTGACCAATTTTTTGTCTTGGAGTTAATGATTCATCATTTCTATAATCATGATATTTACCTTCCCGTACCTTTGATTTATGATTTTTCATAATATCGGAAAAAGTTGGCAATGGTTCTCCAAATTGTCTATTAGTAAATCCTGGAGTTTTAGATTCATTTATGGATTCTTTTCTCAACTTTGTATCCTTTGCAACAAATAAGCCAGTTCCACGAGTTGGTTCGTCATGACCTCTCGTATAACCAGCCTTACCCTTCTTCTTACCTTTCTTATTACTTCCCTTGAAAGCATGTGGAGTGTTATAACTACCACCTACACTTCCAGTTGAGTTTGCTTCACCCAATTCTTGTTTAATAAGTTCTCTAACTATTTTTCTAATTAAATTATTTCGTGACATTTCTCAATTCTCCAATAAGTTCATAATATCTCATTAATGATACAACCTGTTTATCTCTTACAATTTTTCCTTTTGTTAGCGTATCAGCTTGATTTATTGCTTCTGTTAATTTAATTTTCGTGATCTTATCATCTATTTTTGGTAAAGTTTTAGTTAAAATCTCTTTTACTTTTTTAACTTCACCATTGATAAATTCTCTTAATGAATTAGTATTGGAAATGTTATTTACATACTCTTTTAACAAATTTCTTTGCATTGAATTTAAAGTTTTATATTTAGAGTTAAAATTGTCTACCATTAATTGATATGAAAGCAATCGTAAATCTTTATCTTCACCCTTAAATTCAGTAAGAGTTTTGCTATCTGTATTTCTTGTTTTTCTTTTATTTCTTGTGACGTGCTCTACAATAGTGAATGAACTATTCACTTCATCTGCTGGATCAAATACCGGAGTGGTTTCTGCAAGAAATGTTTTGTATATTGAGGCATATACCTTATAATTAGGGATTCTAGCATTAAAAAAATCTTCAACTTTGTAATTTTTCTTAATTTCCTTAATTAAATTATACTTTTCACTTCGTAATTTTTTATTCTGTAGTTTTTCTCTTGATCTTAATACAGCTTCTAACAGTTTTTCTGCTTTTCGTGTTGAATTGTAATTTTCTTTTAATAATACTTGATATAATTGGTTTTCTTTCCCAAGTTCAGTATTCTCATTAAAAAATTTCTTCAAAATATCAACGGATTTACTCTTACCACTATTATTCATCACGTCTACTGTAATTTGACGGGATAATAACTCGAAAAGTATTCCAGTATTCTTGATCTTCGAGTGTTTTACTCTTTGACTCATAATTTAACTCCTAAAATAGTATATTTCTTCATCTATAAATATAAAAACTTCTAATAATCAATCATTTGATCCATTATTTAATGAAGAAGATACTTCATTCTTATATTCTTGTTCTACATCACCAGCTTCAAATAGAATCTTTCTATCTTCCTTACCGACTTTACCTAAACTCTTCTTTAATGCATCATAATGTGCTAGTGCAAGACCATATTTTGGACTTCCACTGCCACCTTTTCTCTTATCGTGAGCACCTAATGGATCTCGACCTCTAACACTTGAATCTTTACCGTGTTTAGGTCCCTCTTTTGGACGACCACTTCCTGGCCATCCGTCATCTGGCATTTCCATATCTAATTCTTTACCGGTTCTACCAAATGGACTTCCACCACCTTCTTGTTCACCACCACCGCCTGCTATCATTGCTCCTTGTGTTCCTACTGCTTCATTACTTTGAACTGGGTCGTTTCCTTCTTGTTCTATCTGTTCCCATCTAAACTTACGTTTTTGGTCTTTAATCAATCCAAGTCTAACATCCTTCTTTTCATCTTCGGTAAACTTAAATATATTATCATAAATCCACTCTGTGTCTGCTATTTTAGAGTCCATCATACTTGAAGCAAGACTTTGTTTGTTATTCCATAACTCTATCTTTTCCTCTTCATATATTGTAGATGGATTTTTTAATGCCAAATCAAAATTGACTAACTCTTGGTCTGTATAACCTTGTGCATATAAGTGGACTATACCAATTTTAGTTAATTCACTTGTAATGATTCGTTGTAGTCTTTCTATTGTTCTTGCAAATCTAACATCTTCTGCCGCAAGAGTCGCTTTTGAGTTGTGAATTATCACCCCAGCATTTGTTGCGAAATTATGATATTTTGTAATTGTTAAATCACAAGTATCTTTTACTTCACTTAAAAACTCTACTGAACTGACTGTATGATTCAAATATTGTTTTTCATGTTGTCTATAATTCTGCATAAAGTTTTTGTTTTTTAATGCATGTGGCATGTACTTGAATAGAAACTGAACCTTGTCTATGTTATGATAATAGAAGGCTCGATTTAACGTACTTCTTGTCAAATCTAATTTTGTTTCTAATTCTTTAAAAGAAGAGCATTCTTTAGCAATAGTAACTAAGTAATCATAATCAATAATATACTTGGTATTATAAGTATTACCAGTTTTATTTATAGAATATGCTACATCTCTACACCGGAAAGAACAATATGATGCTGTATTTTTTCTATATGATTGAACATTAAACATTGTTCCGCAATGTTTGCATTCGACATCAATATTTTTATCTTTATTCCAAACACCATGTTTTTTATTCCAGGCGACTAATCGATCAGTAGATTTCAAACCACCCTTTCTTCCAGCAGTCACAAAGTGATTATCAGTACGTTGTTTCTGAACACGTTTTCTGATATTTTCTGGAGAATTCATAGTCTTATTAATTAACCGACTATGATATTGTCGATGTTCCATGTAATTCATAGAACAATCAAAATTTTCGGGATTATTATTAACTTTATTAAAATCAGCATGATGAACGACCTTTCCACTACCAGCTGTTACCATATTATAATGTTCTGCTACTAATCTATGAACTTCTTGATATACACCGGTTCCAGGATGATAAACAGTTACGTATCCATGTTTATTCTTTTGTGTAGTTTCATCTAAATACAACGGCATTAAAGATTGATTTTCTTCTAAATCTTGAGCTTCAACCCAATCACCATCTCTCGTTAAAAATCTATGGTCTGGTGTACAATCAATATATTTATCATTATCTAAATTAACCCTAACTAATTCAGCATCTTTTTTAGTATATCCAGCCCATTCTATTTCACCAGGAACAATCATATTAGTTTCTGGGTCTATCGCATATGTATAATGTTTAATTCCATTTTCATAATCTTCAATAATATCTTTAACAGTTTTTACTTCACCATTTAACAATGGAATTTCAGTTTCAGGAACTACACATCCTACATTTTCTTCGTATCCAAGGAACGCCTTTGGTATCTTTAATGATGCCATTAACTTGTTTCGTAGATACTCTATATCATCCACAGCTTCGTATGTAAGACCACTCAAAGTATCAATTTCTGTTCCACTATCCCCACCACGAACAGGAATGAAAAAATCCTCTGTAAGATTTTGTATGTTATACCGAAGGTTGTAATCTCCTGTTTTTGGATCCATAACTGGAGCCTTCTTCATTTTGTTTGTAACCTTCTGCATAAAATTATCAACTTCAGCTGGTGGAATGTTTCCAATATCAAATTTGAATACTCGTTTTTCTGGTGCTCTCATAATACGATGAATTAACATGGCGTCTTCCATTAATGAAAGTTGTTTCCAGATTTTGCGACCGCCTTCAATCATACCCTTTCCGTATGGTAGGAAATTAGAATCACTCAATAGTCTGAAATGAGCTATTTCATAGTTTTCTAATTCCTTTTGTCCGCTCATTCTACCAGTATGTCGAGTATCACCCTCTTCTACTACAAACTGTACCATATATGGATTTTCTGGATCTTCACCTTCAATACGAGTTACGTCATATGCTGAAAGTGGGACTACATTTGTAATACCATATTTATCTTTAATATCTAAATATAAATAAAAATCACCATATTTACACATATTACGAACCCACGGCCACAAATTGAATTCTATATTCAAAACGTCATAGTATAGGTTGTGCAATATATCATTTATATTTTCATTTTCTGATCTAATTTCTAAAACTTGACCGTACTCACTTTTCATAGTGCTGTTATGAGTATATATTTTGGACCCATCATTGGATTCTAATGCATATATATGATTTTCACCAGCGTTTACTATATCATAAACATCTTCCACAGCCTCAAGTTTTTTAATAGAAACAATTCTATGATTAGAACTGCCTACAAAATCTGAAAAATGTTTGTATCCACTTTCATATAAAATGTTATTAAAAACACGTTTACTTGTGTTTATTTTATTACATAATTTATCATAATTTCGTTTGGGATTTTTTTCAAAATCATCAATAACTAATCTCATCTCATCTAACAAGTGAGTATTTATCATTGCATTATATTTTCGTGGTAATGATTTTATATTATCTATATTATATAATTCACATATTTTATTTTTTACTTTTTGTAACTCTTCAACATTAAAATTATATTTCTTTTGTATTATATTAAATACATTTGTATCTCTACCTCCCGTATAATTTTCCATTAAAAACTCTACTACTTCCACTAAATCAATATCAGTTAATCTATCAATATCAGTTAACCATCTACCATTTTTAGAACCCTCAAGTTTATTTCCGTTATTATACATTCCATTATCTCTACCAAAATTTGCATATAATTTTTGTCTATCTTCAAATGTAGTATTTTTCAAAAAATTATTCATAAATTCATGCTGTTCTATTGATTTTTTTCTTCTATTTTCATCAGTCCAGTATTTTTTATGCCCCATTGTTGTTTTTTCTTTATATTCATGCACCATATTTTTGTCTGACCATAGCTCTTTATTAAACTTTGCATGGACTTTCCAATGATCATCAGGTTCTAACCACTCTAAATGATCAGGTGAATTATTTAACTTATCAAATGCCGAATGATGTATAACTGCTTTCGTAGATTTAGATTTTCTCATATTTTTCAAAATATCTATTGAATTTGCAACGATTCTATGAACAAAATCAAATTTTCCATTATTTTTTATCATTAAATACCCGTTTAATTTTTTATCACTAAGTTTAGTATTTAATGCATATATACCATCACCAACACTTAAAGTATCTGTATACACTAATTCACCGCTCCCATTTACCCATCTATGGTTTCCTGTCGATTTTAAGATAGTACCATCTTCTAATGTAATTTCATACACTTCAGATTTGCCTTTGTATACCACCTTATCCGCTTTAGATGGTATAAAATTCCCAGTATCATCTAATCCGTATAACCAAAAGTTTCGATCATTTTCATCAAATAATTCTTTAATTGTTAATTTACGGCCATCTAATAATGGAATTATAGTATCTGAACTTAAACATTCATCTGCATAAATGTCAAGAGCACTTGAAATGATAGCATCAGCGTCCATTTCCTCATAATCTCTAAATAGTGCAAGTCGTTGAGCTTGAAAACTAATTGCCTGTGCGTGTCCGTATCCACCAGTTGTTAAATTAGTGTGTATTCTGGACCATCTATCCACAAGACTATTTCGTGTAGCTTGTTGAACTCTATTTGTATCTGCTATTTTTAACTTTTTACCACCTGCGTGTCTAACGATCACGTTGGTGCTGAAAAGTCTTTTGAGTCTACTTCTTAATGTTGTATCTGCCATTTTAACCTCTTATTTATTATAATTAATTTCTATAAATTTACATCCAAGTAAATCAATAATTTCTTGTTTTCGTATTTTATCATTTTCTATCTGCTTATCATGATGCTTTTCATAATATTCTATAACCACGTTTTTTTCTTTATCATAACCATCTACAAAATATCCCAATTCTTTAATGTGATATTCACCACCGTTCTCTGCATGTTGGAAGTTGTATCCATGTTTTTTACCGTATTCATCTATTATTTTACATGCTTCTGGATTGTAGTTTGGATATACATATCCGTTGATTTCCTCAATCCGTTTAAGGTGTGCCAATCTCATTTTCCCTTTAGTTTCAGCAGACGCTTTTTTACCGATACGATATTCACTAATTTTTTTTCTACTACTTTCAAGTGTAAAAGAATTTATTGTATTTTTTCTATACTCTTTCATAGTTTCACTTATTTTAAGTTTTGTTTTTTCTGACTGTTTAGTTCCTTTTTTTAATTCACCCATCTTTTTTCTAACTTCATCAGTATATCCATATCCACCATAATTTCCATTATTTTTACCAGAACTGGCACAGCTTCTACATTTTTTATTATGATTCACGCCGTATTTTAATCCCTGTTTTGTTTTATAAAATCTTTCAATTTTACAGAACTCACATATTCTCGAATATACTATCGAATCAACCATGTCAAATCCTCTTTTTCTCTACCAGTTTCCATTTCCCAATAATCATTTTGATTTTCTGTTGGTTGGTAAACTGCGTCATAATCTAACACTCTATTTAATACATCTTTCTGTAATGCTATTCCCTCTGATTTTAGTCGTAATGCTGTATCTCTTACCCACATACCTATCGCAAGACTAATTGGAAGGTCATCATTATATCCTTCCATTGCTTGTGCTTTCATGTTATGATAAATAAATACAAATAATTCCTCAATCAATCTGGAAGAATGAACTATTACAGTCTTTTCTCTAAAATACTCTTCTAATTTAGCAATCACTAATGGTCTTGTTTTCATTGTCATACTGAAACCAGGAACCATTTTCCTTTCTTCATTTCTATATTTATTTATTACTTGACGTTGAACATCTACATAATGTAAATCTTTACTCGTATAAAATAAATTATCATAATTTCTGTCTATTACTTGTTGTATTGCTGCCCAACCAATTGATGCATTTTCAATAACGAGTAATGCATTATTGTATTCTACTGCTGTATTCATACATAAATTACCAAAATCTTTTGTAGATATTTTTCCTTTATATTCTGCTACTTGTTCTAAATTTTCTACATCTATTACATGAAATGCTGAAAAATCAGATCCATCACCACGAGCAACGTCAGCACTTACTACATAATCTCTGTTATAATCGGGCGGTCTCCATACCCACAAATTACTATCAAATCCTCTTTTTTCCATAGGATCTTCTACGTGTTTATTCTTATATTCTTCTAATATAACACCATCAATTACAGTTTGACCTGAAGTGATGAAGTCACAATCACATTCTTGTGCGGCCATTGAAGGTCCAAGTAGTTTATCTTGTTCATCTCTCCAATCCTGTTCTCTATCCGGATGTAATGACCAGTGAAGTTTAATAAAATTCCAATCACTCTTCCCAGTTTCTGCGTCAGTCCAAGTTTTGTGAAACCAATTACCAACACCATTCGGTGTAGATAATGCTATACATTGTCCACCAGTAGATAGTGTACTTTGTGCGGCAGTCCATATTGTATCAATTTTTGGAATAAATGCAGCTTCATCTAATATCAATAATGATAATGCTTCTGACCTACCACTATCTTCACCACTTGAAATGGCTTTTACTTGTGAACCATTAGAATATTTTAATGATAATTTATTATCCTCCGTACAACTGGATTTTACCCAATTTGGAAGATTTGCGTGCATCACTCGTATTTTTGTTACAAGGTTTTTAGCTGTATCCTGTTTAGTAGCGATTACCAATATATTCTTATCACTCTGAAAAGTCATCAACCATAATGAATAACCTGCCACAAGAGTAGATATTCCTAATTGACGGGCTTTTAATATAATGTTGTAATTGTGATCATTAAAATCTTCCAATGTTTTTTCCTGAAAGTCATATAAAGTAAATGGAATTTTTCCTTCAATTGGGTGTTGAATAACCGCATATTTTTTTAGGAAATATATTGGGTCTTTAGCACATTTTATATACTCAGCCTTTATTATTTCTTTTATGTTAGGTCTACTCATTACTTTGTTACTTCCACTATTTTTATTCCTAAATAAGTTGGTATAATTACTGATGCTGCTCCGTATGTGAAATAAAGCCACTTATTTTCATACCACGATGGTTTATTCAAATTAGACTGTTCTTCCAAATTTTCATTCTGTTCCCTTAACAGTAAAATTTGCTCGTCTTTTTGTATCAACAAAAGAGAATCAGTCCGTATATGTTCTTCATATTTAACTACTAATTCTTCTGAAATACCAACTTGATTTGCTAAATTTAAACTATCAGCTTGTAAAGATTTTATCTTATTTGCAAATCCTAATACTTCATCGGCTGTAAATGTATGTTGACCAAACAAAAAAGTGGACAACAGTATTATCCAAATATACTTCATATTATCTATGTAATACGTAAACTACACCAGTTGCACCAATTACTACTTTCTTTACTCCTATTGGATAAAGTGTATCTGCAGTTAATGTAGTACCAGGTAAAGTTCCACCACCAGATCCATGAATAGTTACATTTGTTACATCTTCAACTATAAATCCAGCACCGGCATTTGAGCCTGTAAAATCTACAGTGGTACTTGAATTTACTTTTGTTATACCATTGTAATCACCAAGCTTTTGATCCGTTGGTAATGACCTAAATAATGTTCCTGCATCTGCCATTTAATTTCTCCTTATATATGTATATATAATTATTTACTTTTGGAAAATTTCCTTAAAAACTCTGCCGCATCATCCACATCATCATTTTCAAAGGCTGTTTCCATTTTCTTGACTTCATTTTTAGTTCGTGTTAATTTTCTTTTTAACTTTGTTATTTCTTTCTTGTTTTTTTTCTTATTTTTCTGTAAGGTTTCTATTTCGTGTGCCACTACTTCTTCTTTTTTCTTATTCTCTTTAATGACTTTCTTTAATTCTTTAGCTTCTTTTGATTTTTTTGCACTCAATAACGTACTCAAACCGAAAAGTCCTAAAATCGCAATAATTAGTTTTTTTAACCATTCCATTATTTAATCTCCATTATTTGTTTGTATGTCGATTTACCTTCTAATTTTTTAGTTTTTGAAGGTTCATCAAATTCACTATCCGTTGGTTCTTTGTATTTACCATATCCATCATTATCACGTTCTACATCTTCAGTAAAATCTTTATCAAATATATTGACTTTTTTGTGTATTCTAAACGTTACGACTTTTCTATCGTTTATAGTCGGCATTCCATGTTTATCTACACCAATTTTTTTAATTACTGTTTTCTTATTCTTAAATTTTCCGGTAAGAATAGTATCTCCAACTTTTACATCTATTGTAATTGCCATTATTTTTTCCCCTTCGGTAATAAATCAACTAATTTATTTCCCTTCCATTCTCTACTATCTATTTTACTTCCTATTCTATGGTCTGTCCACTTTCCCCATAATTTTTCATTTTTAGCGAATAAGGATTGACCACCCTCCTGTTTTTGTCTATATCCAGTTCCACCACTTTCTTTGGATCCAGGTTCTGGTGTATTTGGAACTCCACCACTTTCAGTTCCTTCTGGAGCGGTAGTTGGTTTTATGAGAGTTTCTGCAGTAGAATGAAAATTATGAGTTTCTGGTGGAATTGTGTATTCTTGTTTCCTATGAAATCCATGTATTCCATATAATCTTTGTTTAGGTGCCAATGGTGGAGTATCATCCCTTAATTCATCTGCCATTATTGATGCGTATTCTTCTGGACCACTTAAATAACGAAATACCATTGCCTTATCTCGTTCTGCTCGTTTCAAATTATTTAAACTTCCTTTACCACCATAAATGTTGTCTGATGCAGGGAAATCAATTTGTTTCATACCACGAGTTAAACTTGCAGGTGTTACTATTCTCCGTTCTCCACGTTTAGTGTAAAGACCATCGGGCCATGCATCACCTGTAATTATACCAAGTCCACTATCCGTTCCACTTGGAGATGCTTCATTTATGAGTTTTAACATTCTCTTTTCAAGTTTATTCATTTCGTAGTCCAATCATTTTTCATACAAACTCCACATTAAATCAACCAAACGTTACTAACGATAAGATTTGATTTACAGGAGCGAAACTTCCAGTAAATTTATAAGTTTTTCCGTTATATTTAAAAACAATGCCCTCACTCGGCACTATTGATTTTAATCCACCAATTGCATTTAATCTATCAAGTAAAACTGATAGTCTATTTATTTTCTTAATATCACCACCACCTTTAATAGCTTTAATTGCCTTTGTAACATCCTTTCTTATTTGAAGAACTGTTTTATCTGGAGATGCAGCTATAAATCCAGAAACTCCTTTTAGAATTTCAACCCCTACTTCAAAAAATAAAACCTCAAACGGTCTCATATTACTTTTAACAATTTTAGTGTGGTCATTTTTATCAGTAGATAATACCCAGTCTAAAAAAACTTCATTATCAATATCCCTTTTCATATCTCTAACAGAATACGATTTATCAAAAAATGCCCATCGTTTTGTTAATCCTAATAAAGCACTATCAGGAATTTTATAATTATGTTGTTTACTAGCATTATAAATATATTCTTTCCAAAAACTTTGATGATATACACTAATCGTATCCGAATCATTAAGTCCAAATTCACTTCGTAACTTATCAACTTGTTTCAAAAATTTTGGTTTTAATTTTCCAAAATCTTGGTGTTTAGGAACATCCAAAAAATTTGGTTTAGATATTTTAAACTTTTTTTGTATATTTTGATTTATCTGGCGAATCATTCCCTCCAACATTCTAGCACTTCCTTTAACTTCTCCAATAGGAGTTCCCTTTTCATCATATTCTAATGCACCATGAAAAATTAATTCAGAAATATCATAATCAATAGTATTTGGATTTGCAGCATACATAATTTCTAAATTCATAAAATTATGACCGTCATTAAAAATCTTTCTCTTTTGTTTTTCTGTTAAAGATCCTATTGCACTATTTAAATCCTTTATTGCAAAAACATAAGCATCTTTTACAGATTTTACCGCATGACCTTTAAATTTACTAACAACTTGATTTACTGTCATGGAATTTTTACCCCAACCTTTTAATTGAGTTTTATTTCTGGCAGCTATTAACTCACCATCTTTCCATGACACCATAATGTTTTGACCATCCATTTTTTCTGTAACATTATCTTCTCTATTTAACTTACCACCAATTCCTAATTTAATTATTTTCTTTAAATCACCAAATGTTAAATCTTTATCATCAAATGGATGATTTAGGTGTCCGGCCGCTCCACCTTCCAATAACATTTCTTTTTTCCACCATTCTGGAGAAAATACTGTATCCCTACTGACACTTTCATAAATTTTCTTAAATTTATCAGTTACAAGTTTATATATTCTTTTATCAAAATAACCAAATAATTCCTTAAAAATTTTTTCCCTTTTACCTTCATACTTTGAAGATCCTAATAATTCTCTCATCCAAGTTCCACTAATTTCTTTACCTTCTATTTTAAAAGATATATGAGGAACTTCTACATAGTAAGAATGTTCTGAAGCAGGTTTCAGATTATTTTTATTCTTCTCATATGGTTGAAAATATAATTTCCCACCACTTTTCTTACTACCACCTGTAATACGACCTTTATCTTTTACCCCAAAAGCATATACTAAAACCACATTTTCAAGATCAAGATTTAATGGGTTTAGTTTATTCCATAAATACGGTAGTCTACTAAGAATAATTTTATTACTTGGAACCCCCATTTTAGAGATCAATTGTTGTTTTTCTTTAAAATTTAATGGAGACCGTTTTGTATCTACTTTATTAGAAGTTGAAATATATGTATTATTCTTTCCAAACAACTTCGCCATATATTTATAAGCTTTATAATGATGTCTCCCAAATGGTTGAAATCTTCCAGGATAAATTCCTAAAACTTTTAATTTTCTACCTTCCTCTATAGATTCCTTTCTTTTCTTTTTGTGTTTCTTTTTATGACGTTGTTTAGCAACCTTTTCAACTTCTGCACGATGCAATTTCTCTATATCTGTATTTTTATATTTTTTTAGAAATTCTATCATTTTAGATAATACTCCAACCATCATTTCAACATCTGCTAATGCATTGTGCCAACTGGAAGTATCTATTTTCATAGCTTTACTTAAATTTCCAAGTGTAGATGATACATTCTTTCTGCCTGTTTTAGAAGTCTTGGTTAAGCTTTTCAATATTAAATCTAATTCATCACTTTTTTCAACTGATTTTAACAACGGAATAAAAAACATTCTATTTAATGCTAAAGTATCTAATGATTTATACTTTTTCATTTTAATTCCATATTTGCTTGCACGAACACCAAGATATTTTAAATCAAATGGTGCATTGTGAGCAATTAAAATTGGATTTTTATACTTATTTATGAATTCAAATAATATATTTAATGAATGTGCCTCCAATACAAACGGTGCTGTTTTACTACCATACCGAGTCATCTTCAATACGTCTTGTGGAGTTTGTAACTTATCACGAGGACTAACATGATCATCCCAACTCTTACGTTCAGGAGTTCCTTTCTTCATAACATTTTTTGCTGCTTTATTTAAATTAACCTTATAATCTAATTTACCAACTTCTTTAAATGTATCTCCACTATACGCGATTGCAGCTATTTCAGTAAGTTGTAAATAATCAGTTTTAGGTTGGAATCCAAGAGTTTCAGTATCAAAATAAATAAGAGTTTTTCCCTTGAAATTTAATACAGTATTAAGTAATTCTTCAATTGAAAGACCATAAAATTGTGTAACCCCTTCTACCAAATTTTGTTTCCACCATTCTGGAGAAAATACTTTATTTTCTACATGAAGTCTTGGGCGACCACCTTTAAATTTAGGTGATTTTTCTGCAATATCAGACGTATTCCGTATATTATCTTCCATACGACCACCCGCATCAATACCAGAAGCTATTGGTGGACCTGCAAACAATACATTTGTATCATCTACTCCCATCCATTTCATCACTCTCCAACCAAGATTTTCAATTACATCACGTAATCTGGTTTTATACTTTTTCTTGGCTCCATATGAAATTGCAGGAACGTCCCTATAATCCATAGTATAATCTTCTTCCGGATCCATTGCACCATCACTTAAAATATATCCTATTACTTTATATCCTAAATCGTTTTGTAATTGTTTTACCCAATCCGTTGTTTCTTGTTTATATTGATTTAATGATCTGTAAAATGTTCCAGGTCCATCATCTACAGGAGCTCTTACAGTATCTGCACCTTCTTTTATAATAGAAATTACATCGTTTTCTACTATAAAATCTCCTATTTTATCTCCACTAAACTCATTTAAAATCTTCTTATACACTAAAATTCTCCAAATTACAATTTACCATATATAAATATCAGTTTACCAAACTATTAGACAATTCTTCCTCTACTTCTTTTTTCATTTTAAATAAATCTTTAAGAGCCTCGTCTACCATTTCAATTACCTTTTCATCGTTCTGTGTCCATTTCTCTTTCTCTATTTCTACATCTTTTATACCAACCTGGTTATAAAACTCTGGAGTAGTTTCTGTTTTCCATTCATCTACACTTTCTATTTGTTCGTTTAACCATGAAAGTTTATTTTTTAATACTTTTTGTTTTTCCCACTCTTCAAATTTACCTTCTACTCGGAGTTTATTTTCAAAAGTTATTTGGCAATCAAAACATTGATTATATAATCTATACATTTTATCATCAAGTTTCTTTTTCATCACTTTATCACAGTTAGGACAAAACCATGGCATTTTTGCCTCTTGTAATGCTTCCATTCTACCATTTATTCTATCTCTCTCTGTCTGTTTCTCTTTTTCACGAGCCTCTTTTTCCTTTTTATCTTCCATTACCACCATTATTCGTTTATCTGGTGTTTCGTTTCGTAAAATGGATTCTCTTGCCTTTACGTGTCTTTGATGTTCTCCCATAACTTATTTTTCTCCTATTTATCTAAAAATTATTTTAATTTAATCATATTGCTACAGTTCCAATAAATTTTAATGGTTTCATATTAAACCAAGCTGTACTCTCTACATCCCAAGCATGTAAAGCTTGGTGTGCATATGGATTTTTAACATTAATACCATCATACTTTTTACTTAATTTTGGCCAATCTAAAAAATTTTCTCCGCCATAACTTTTACTCTCATATGGAAATTTCTCTCTTAATTTTTCATAATCTTTCTTATTATTAATAGTATAAAGTTTAGCACTTTTTACCTCAAATACAACTCCATCACCACTATTCCAATCTGGCATTTCCCATTTAGTCCATTCTGCCCATCCACTACTTAATGTTTTCATACTCCAAGATGAAGTCCAAAATGCACCTATTGGTTTATTCGAATATCCATTCACTCCAGTTATTTTGAGTTTTCCCTTTGGTAGCTTAAGTGGATCAAAATTGTCACGTGGTAAAAATACCTGATTAGTCATTCGTTCTACTATAAGGTCTTTAAGTTTTATCATTACCTAATTTCATTACATAATATAGTATTACAAATACTATTGCTGTTAATAATAATAAATCAAACTTTTCTAATATAAAATCCCAAAACATTATTTTAACTTCACTACATTAGCTGTTTCTGTATCTACATATCCACCATCTACTGTAATTGTGGTATGTTGCATTATTTTTTTATTCATATACAAAGTAATTGTAATATAATCTTCGTCATAATCAACTTCAGCTTCAACTATATTTTTACCTGCCTTTAACTTTGACTTTGATTCTGTTAAATTCTGCATAACAATCTCTCTAATCTTTTTTCGTAATACTTTCTCTTGCAATTCATCCTTCACTATCATCATATCTTTCTTTGATACTTTAACTTTTTGTTTTCCGATTTCTCTCGGTTCGTCTATGTGGAATTGTGCCATTATTTTATTCTCCACTCTAAAAGAATGCATCTCCTCCCCTGTCGGAAATCCATTTGTTTATATCTTTTGGTTCATTCGTTATTTCTATTTTACTACCAAACATTTTTTGTGCTTGTTCAATTTCCTTTCTCCTTTCTTGTTCGTCAAATGTAATATTGTCATCTTCAAATGTTTCATCATCATAGTAATACTTATCTTTCACATATGCTAATACATCCACTATCATGATTTTATCAACTACTAATTCATTCCAATACCAATCACCTTTGTATGGCTGTGGGTCTCCAAAATGTTTATTTAATTGTTTCTGATATTTCTTTAATACCTTTAATACTTCCTTTTCATACAAGTTAAATAGTTTTTTAATGTCAGTAAATTCACTTCCATCTTTATTATATAGAGTAACTTTATCTATTGCCCTATCTATTGTATATTTTAACTTTAATTTTTTATATGATTTATCAAATGCAAAATACATCCCACCTCTTATTTTATTTCCTATATCACTATCCGATGCTTTGTTTAAAATATGTGTAAGGGATGATTGGTGGTCTGGTTCACTACCAACCCATCTCATACCAGTTTTATCTGGCCGGGAGAATATGTCATCAGTCGAAGCTATCTTTAATTTACCGATAAGATGTACAAGAAATCCACCGTCTGTTCTTACACCACCTAAATTACCTATATTACTTTGTGCATTTGTAGTAAATGTGGATAATGCCTTTGATGTACCTTGAAGTTTCTTTATGGCTTTTAACCCTTTAAAATCCGTAACGTGAAATGTGGGAACATCTACATCACCAACAATCATATTCACTACTTTTTTAGATAGTGGAATCATTGTACTATTCATCATATGTAGTTGAGTTTTTTCCCAAGAAATTTCCGTTAATAAATCTTTTAGTTTAATCATCCACCGAACCCACTATTCTTCCAAATCAGTTTATGTAATCTATGGTATTCACGTTGTTGTTCTGGTGATATTTTTATAGTTTTTAATGGTTCAAATAACTTAAATTTACCTCTATTTTGCTTTTGTATATTCATTAAATTCTTTTCATCTTTATCTACCGCAATTACTTTCTTCAAGTTATTAGACACTAATATCCAATAACCTGCCTTTCTCATATCTTGTGCAGTATCAATAGATATAGTTTTCTTTTCCGTTAATAAATCTTTTAATTTAATCATTTTATTCTCTCTCTAATATATGCTTCTGCAAATTTAATTGTATCACCTACTTTAGCTTTCTTACCGGCAGTATTCTTCATCTTTGTGCCAACCTTTTCTACTACTGCAAAAAATTGTGGTATTCTTGGAGCCACTCTTTCTAAAATCTTTGCTATTGTTCCATCATGCAATTTAACTACACTATTCTTTTTCAGCCCTTTAAAATCTGTTCTATTTGCGTATCCACTTGCAAGTGCTTCTATTATATCTTTTAGTTTAATCATTGTTTTATTACCAGCTTTTTAATTTTCCAATTTTCGTGTTTTTCATATCCACTTAACACCCCACCGTAAAATATATTGTATAAATAATGATAGCCTTTACCTTCTGGAATTTCAACTTCTATTTGAATCTTCCACTTATTTTTCTTTGGTGCTTCTGTTAATATTTTTTTCAATTTTATCATAATTTATCTCCGTGGATTATAATCCCAAGGTCCCCAATGCCCATGCTTTAACATATTTGTCATAGTTTCTTCAACTGAATACTTATATATCTTTTTACCATTTGCGGGTATTCCACCCAACTCATAATACTTCTTTTTAGCTAATACTATCTTTCTACCATTACTGAAATCTAATATCATATTTCCCTTTTCTATCCAAGCATGACCGAATGGCTTACCGTCTGTGGATAGTATAGCAAGTCCATGACATAATACTAAATCTTTATCATGCCCCCTGCTTACAAATCTTCCGTTGACTTCGTAGCAATCGCCTTTACCTGCCATTGAGTAAATCCACCATTCTAATTATACTTTCTTTCTTCTTCTTTTTCTCTGCCGGTTTAGTTTGCAATCCTTGTTTCTGTGTAAACTCATTTGTCTTTTCTACTAATTCTTCTGCTCCAGCATCAACCATTTTTACATTCATTTCAATTTCACCACTACCACCGTTTGCAATATCAAGTGCAACTAACGCTCCCCATCTGTGATGTCCGTCTAAAATATATCCGTCCTTTGAAACAATAACAGGTTCTCGTAATTTCTCTGATAGTTTCCACTTTTTTTCTGCATCTTTGTCTTTGTGTGGTGGTGGAGTTGCATTCATTAATACATCACTCATAAACGCAACATTTGCAGGTTTTAATTCATTTTGAGTTGCCTTCATATCTCTAACACTCATAGGTTTTGGTTCAGACATTTTAACTCCAATTGACTCTAAATTTCTTTTAAATGCATCTTCTGTATTTACCTCTCCCTGTCCGTCTTGTGGTAATTTAGAGGCTGGAACTCTTTGTGCATATTCTTCATCCGTTTCTTCAAATTTTGTAGGTTCATGTTGTCCAGTTTTTTCATTATATACCCAAGGTTCACCTTCACCCCTTTTCCACGGCTTAGATTTTAATTGTGGCATTTTAGCTCGTGGTATTCCCTTACTATCAGCACAGAATATATTGGTTCCTGGTACAGTTACATCACATAAATTAGTAGTTTCTTTGTCACCAATATCAACCGATTTATCTTGGTCTTTAGGATGTTTACCCCTATTTTTAGAAGCCATTGCCTTTATACCTTGAACTATGGCTGCTTCTTTTTTTGGATTATCACCTAATGCATCTTCTTTTGATTTAGGACCAGTTAGATTTTTACTACCCGTTCCAAGACCAGGTTGATTAGGTTTTCCTGATTTTTTTTCTTTCTTTTTGGCATCCTGTGCCTTTTTACTTTGTGGGTGAGATTTTATGTAAGCTGCCTGACCTGATTGGTCTAAATCACTCCACCAATCTTCATTTATTAGTTGTTTTAATTTAATCATCGTTTCTTCAACAATTTTTGTTTTTCAATCCATTTCAAAGCTTGTTTATTCTTAATTGGTTTCTTTAAAAATTTACCAATACCTTTACCAACCAACATATTAAATTTAGACTGTGCCTGTTTTGGACTTAAATGTTTTTTATTATCAACCAATAGAAAATTAGCACCACCAAATAATCCCTGGAAATATGCCATGTTATTTTGAACTTCTTTCCACGATTTTTCTACAAGGTTTGCCGGTAATCTTCGTGGTCGTTCTTCATTTCGTTTTTGTGCAACTTCTAATGAAGTATTAACAAATACCATAAAAGTATCATATCCCAGTTTTATTAAATCATCTCTTTGGTCTTTTATGTCTTTAAATTTATGTCCAGTACCATCAATAATAACACCCAATCTACCTTGTGTGTATATTTTTAATTTAGTCTTACTAAGTTCTTTTGTACGACCTCTCATTCCACTATAATCATCATAAGTTGGATCTGTAAGTTGTTTGAATAATTCATCGGGCATATTATCAATATCAACAGTTCCAAAATACTTTTTCAGAAAATTTTCTAATTCTGTATCTTGATTTACCATTTTAAGTCCAGAATATGATACATTAACTTTTTCGGGGATTCCGAATAATTGAGATGCAACATAAGTTTTTCCACTTCCAGGTCCTCCACTAAGGAATACTGCTTTGAATATACCAGGGTCATTTACTCCCTCACTAATAACAGTTCCATCATTTTGAACACTATCATTCCAAACAATCATTGGTCCTTGTGGTTCAATATATTTATATTTTTCAAGTTCTTTTACAACTTTATCTACTACACTACCAAACTGTTTTTTTAAAGTTTTTATAAGTCCTTTATATTGTCGTTTAGACATTTTCCAACCAGTGTTAAAACTACCCGGTTCCATCAAGAATACCTTACGGATTTTATCCTCTACATCACCAGCCTTATTTTCATATAATAAATCTTTTAATTTAATCATCTAATTATTCCATATCCTAAAATTAATACACCAACTGTAAATATAACCCAGATAAACTTACCTACTAGCCATGGTATATCATATCCCCAAATGTGCCACTTAAAAGTATTAGGTTTGTAAATTGTTCCTTTATCTACATGGTTAAGTGCCATTTCATAAACTGCTGTACCAATAAGCCATGATCCCAATCCAGTTAAAAACCAGGTTTGGAACGGTAAAGTATAAAAAAATGAAGTGAATACTGTACCCCATATTCCTATTTGTTCTAGCACACGCCATCCATGATAATCCATTAAGCCATTTGATTTATTATTCGGGTGAATAAGTTTGTTTGAATTTCTACGTTTTGGTTTTGCCCAAGTATAACCTTCCGTTACTCCTTCTGAAAACCAATAAAGTATTATAAATAATGGGAATAAAATTTCAAGTATCATATTATCGTCTCCTAAATATAGTTCATCAACTATAAATATAAGAAAACGAAAATATTAGAAGTTATTTGAGAATAACTCCTCGTTGAATTTCTTCATATAACTCACGAATGCCATTTTTAAGTGAAAACTTATATTGATATTTCAATTCTTTTTGTATTTTATCAAAATTAACTTTATAATCTCTTGGATCATCAAATTTAACATATTCAAGTTTTCCTTCACCTAAATAATCTACTATCGTATTTACAATTTCTTTCTTTTGATAATTTAAATCGTTAAATCCTACATTATAAACTCCTCGTAAATCTTTTTCCATACATTGAATAATCATATTACAGGCATCTTGAACATGAAGATATGGTCTCCAAGTATCTTCACCATAAACTTTTAACAATTTATCCCTATAATACTGATATACAAACTCGTTTATCGTTATGTCATATCTAACTCTATAACTCACCCCAAATAATGTAGACATTCTCAATACCAACTGTTTGTTATCTAATACAATTTCTTCTGCCTGAATTTTAGAATCTGCATATAATCCAAGTGGTTCTAATAGTGAATCTTCTGTTACTACTTCATCAGTTTTCCCATAATTACTACAAGTGCTTAAAAATAATAATGGTATATCATAGTTATATGCACATTTACTAATCCATTCCGTGGCTCCTGTATTTACATTATACACCGAACTTTCATATTGCTTACAACTTGGTTCTCCTACTATTGCTGCCAAATGAACAACATAATCTACACTCTTTATAACAGTCTCTATCAATTCAAGATTATTTATTGTATTTTTAATTAATTTATATTTTGGATTATCTAAAAATGGAATTATTCCTACTGAACCAAAAAATAAATTATCATATACAATTACATTATGTTCTTGACTTAAAAGTATTTCTGTTAATTTAGAACCAAGATAACCTGCTCCTCCTGTTATTAATATTCTCAATTTAAACTATCTCCTACATGAATTACTTCACAACTATCTTGTTCTGGAATATATCTCCAAGGATCAATTATAATAGAACCTTTATTATATGAATAAGTAGTAAAATCAGGATGTTTTGTACCAATAAAATAAATCATTGGTTCTTCACCAGTAAGTAATTTATGTGTATCTACATATGGATCCCACATATAAACCTCGTGTCCTCGTTCTTCCAATATATTATTCAATAAAATAGATGGACTTCCTGTTGTAATATTAGTTTCTGGTTTAAATGACTTTCCAAGTATCAAAATTTTCTTATCTTTACAGTGATCTTCTACCAAATTGGCCAACCAATCAGTTTGATTTTCTCGTTGTTTCATAATATTATCAAACCAATCATGTGATAAATCTAATTCTCGTGATAACCAACTTAATGCTATATTATCACGGGGGTGGCAACCACCGCCATCTCCCATTCCACCACTCATATACTTATATGAAATAATTCTTTCATCACCCATTGCAAGTGCGTTCATTACCTCATCAACATTTGTATTTGGTAATTTATGACACATTTCCATTACCGTATTTGTAAATGCTAATTTTGTAGATATAAAAGTGTTATATAAAACTTTTATTAATTCTGCATTTTCTACTGTTGTTTTATATACAGAAGCGTGTGTTATCGTTTTATAAAATTTTTCTGATTTATTAAGGGCCCAATCATCATCGTGTCCAAATAATACAAACTCTGGATGTAAAAAATCCCTCATTGTTGTGCCCATAGCAATAAAAAATGGATTATAACATAATTTAAAATATGGATTATGGTCTATAAATGGTTTTATTTCTCTACGAATTGTTCCTGGTAGAACTGTAGAAATAATAATAACAACTTTTTTAGATTGTTGATGCCATATTTCTTGTTCTAAATCTTTTATACCTTTTTTCAAATAAGTATAATCAAAATCTTCTCGTTCATCTGGTATTCTTGTTATTCCTTCAAATTCATCCTCATGTGGTGTTTGTATTGAAACAAAAATAATTTCAGATTCTCCTACAACTTCTTCAATTGATTTTATTTCTATTTTACTTTTATCTAAATACTCTTGAGCCCATATTTCTTGATATTGAAGTTTTTTAGTATCAATAATATCCTTAACTTGTTCTGAAGGATCATAACCAACTACCTTATGACCTCTTGATTCCACTGCTAATGCACAAGGTAAACCAAGTTTTCCTAATCCTATAAATCCTATATTCATTACCAGCTTACTTCCCAGTCATCAAACTCAGATGCTATACAATCTATCTTATAATCTTTTCTTCCCCCCTCTACAAGATTTTCTTGTATCTTATTTTTTGCAGTATTTCTAATTCCATTTAACCCGTGAGTCAATTCAAGATTTCCATCACCTTCACCTGCTCTAAATTGAGATTCATTATGCCAAATATGTAAGTTCATCTGAGCCAATACCACAATAGCTCTAATCATTTCACCTGTTGGTTTCTCCCAATAGATCAATTCATCTAAATCTTCTACTATCTCTTTAATTTCCTTAGCATATTTTTCTTTATGTTCTGGTATAAAAACTTCCTTTAACTGTACAATAGATAATCTATCTATTAATTCACTTATAGTCGGTAAGTATTTTCTTGTGTAACTCATCTTAACTTTCTCCACCTTCTAATTCTTTTAATGTGGCTGTAGCAACACCGTGCTGTTGAACTACAACTGTCGTACATTTTTGTGCAAATTCTATTGCACTCTCTATATTATTTGTATCTAAATAACCACGAACTAATCCTGCAATGAAAGTATCTCCTGCTCCACTAACATCCTTTACAGGAACTTCTTCTACTGGAAAATCTTTTCCATTATATCTACACCCTTTACTACCTAATGTAACAATAAGTTTTTCTTCAAGTCCATTTTCTGATAATACTTCATGATTCTTCTGATATTCTAATTCGTTTATTTTAATAAAATCTGCGTCTTTAATCCATTCACCAAGTTTCTTTTTAGTATCCACGAATACATTTTTATTGTATTTACAAATATGTTCTATATCACTTTCTTCTAAAAATCCTTTACAATAATCTGATATGATAATTGCATCAATCTTATCTACAGTACCCATTAAGGTATAAGATTGAAATTTATTATTCATTATACCTTGTAATTTTTTTATTTTTATTCTATCACAATAATCATGTTCATCAACTCTCAATACCATTTGACTGGAACGGTTTTCTACATATCGTTTCTTTACAATACTATTTCCATTCGTTATAGTATAAATGTGCATGTCTAATGACTCAATATTATTTGCAACATTTTTTGCCATACCATCATTTTCTTCTGTATGTGTTGGTTTAAAAACTGGTATTGGTGCTTCTGGACTTATTCTTTCTATGTCTCCATAAACAAAAACATCTTTACAACTATCTCCTATAACTAATATATTCATTAAAACACCTTTACATTATATTTTTTAGAAAATCCAACTCCACCAAGATAACTATTCACTATTGGTTTTCCCTTTACATTTAAACTTGTATTTAATACCATCGGACAGCCCGTTTTCTCATAAAACTCTTTAATGAGTTTGTAATAACCAGGATTATCATCCATGCTAACCGTCTGAACTCGTGAAGTATTATCCACATGACAAATTGCTGGATACTTATCGGGATATTTACAGGGTGCTACGAACTGCATGAACTGAGATTTCTTAACTGGCATATCAAAGATTTCATGTGCGTGTTCTTCAAGGACGGATGGGGCAAATGGACGAAACTTTTGTCTATGTTTTATCTCATTTACCCTATCCTTTATCTCATCGCCACGAGGGTCTGCCAGTAGAGAACGGTTTCCTAATGCTCGAGGACCGAACTCCGCCCTTCCGTTTGCCACACCAACGATATTTCCTTGTAACAATTCATCTAATACTTTCTTTCTTGGATAACGACCTTCTATATCATAACCAGTAAATGATGTTTTCCAATTCACGTGTTCCCCATAAACATATGCTGCACAACCGAGTGATGAACCTGCATCACCTGGATTTGGTAGTATCCACAAGTCAGGATAGTATCTTTGGGCTATAATAGAGTTTGCTACACAATTTAGAGCTACTCCACCCATATAAACACAATTATTAGTCTCAGGAATTAATCGTTTTGCTAAACTGAATACTTTACGGATTTCTTCTTCACATATCCATTGAACGTTTGCCGCTATATTGAATTTCCAATCATCACTATCATCATCTGGGTAGTATTCGGGATTCCAATCTAAACAACCTCTATGTAAATTGTCCTTTAAATCAATAAGTTTATCAGAATCATTAAAGAAATCTTCGCGAATACTATTCTTTAGTTTGTGATCTTGTGTTCCCCAACCAGCCATTCCCATTAAGATGTATTCATCCTCTTGTGGTTTCAATCCTAATCGTTGAGTCATTGCACTATACCAAAGACCAAGTGATTTTGGATATTTTAAACTATATCGTTTTTCAAAATGACTTCCCCACGCATACCAAATACTACACGTCTCAAACTCACCTATTGCGTCTATAACTACTATTGCTGATTCTTCATATGGACTTGTAAAGTAACCTGCTGCAGCATGAGATTGGTGGTGTTGGACATACTCTATTTCTGAATTACCAATATAATCTCTTAAATAATATGATGGTAAATTTTTACGAGATAAAACTTCTCCATATTGACCTGCTCTTAATTGTCTTAACTTTTTTAAATATGGTCTTTCAAAATAAACCACCTTATCTGGTTTACCACCTTGTCTATAACAATCTGCAAATAGTGCTGCATTTAAATCAGAATCGTTTTTAACCCCACTATATCTCTCACTATGACCTGCAAACAAAATCTCACCATCTTCTATAAGTGTGATAGCGGCGTCGTGGTTTAATGCGTTTATTCCTAATATTTTCATTTAATTATTTTTTCCAAAAATCATAAATACCTTTTTCTACTTCATAACTTTCCCAAAATTTTCTTGTGTTGTTAGGTTGTTCTTGTGCCCAGTCCCACATTTCTTTTAATCCATCATGTAATGATGTTATATCTTTATATCCTAATAACTCTACTGATTTACTCCAAGTTGAATGTGCATCTTTCACTTCATGTCTTGGTTTTGTATAAACCTTTTTACCATTTCCTATAACATCCCGTAAAATTTTATTTACTTCATTAATAGTATAAAATTTAGTTCCACCTAAATTAATAATTTGTTTTGAACAATTTTCTTGAATCCCAGATTTCCATAAAGGTTCAAGGGTATCATCAATAAAACTAAATGCTCTTTTTTGTTCACCATCACCAAAAATTGACATTGGTTCTTCATTCATATACTGACACATCCAAATTCCTAAGACATTTCTATATTTATCCCAAATATTTTGTTTAATGCCATAAACATTATGTGGTCTGATTATACACCAATCTAAACCGTGTTGTTCACCTGCAACTTGAATGTCCATTTCACAAGCATACTTTGCTATACCATACGGGTCAATAGGATTGGGTACATCTTCTTCATCAAACGGTAGTTTACCATGACCATAAACAGCCATAGTGGAAGTAAATATTAACCTCTTTATTTCATAATTGATACAACAATTTACTATCTTAGCTGTAGAAATCAGATTATTTTTATAATTAAAAGTTCTCATAAAAGGACTTAATCCTTCTGCAGCATAAGCAGCAAAATGATAAACAATGTCAGGTGCTTCCCTTTCAAAAACATGATTTAATTGATCCCCCTCTACCAAATCAAATTTATAAAAACTCACATCTTTATTAACATTATTAATATACCCCCCACTTAAATCATCAATACCAATAACTTTATGATCTGTATTTTCTATTATCCAATCAGCTAACCTTGAACCTATCAGGCCAGCAACTCCTGTAATTAATATTGTACTTTTATCACTTAACATTATGAAATGTGTTTAAAACCTTTTATTCCTCTGAATTTTTACTGTCGGCTCCAACACCATACTGTCTAATATCTCGTAAAGTATTATTTATCTGGATTAAAATAATCTCTAATTTATTAGCTATTTCCATTAAATTAGATATTTCCCACCTAATTACATCCGTTACCTCTTTATACTCTTGTTCTGATTGTTCCTTTGCCATTATATAACTCCTTATATTGTTTAATTTCTGTTAAAGTTGTCTTTAGTTTAGAATCTTTTCTTCCCCACCAAATGAGGTCTGTACACCATTTGATTATATCATTATTATAATTCTTAATTGGTACAACAGTATCTACTATATAACTATAAGGGTAAAATTCTAAAACATTATTTTTTTCTATTACTTCCTGTATATTATAATCTACATTAAATTGATGTGGATACTGTTTATCTGGTGATACCAATGAGCACAATTGATATTTAATAATATTTTTTACTATATT